CAAATAAACCTATGTACAAAATGTCATGGATTTCTAGATACTTTATATGTTTATGTACCAAGTATGGGATATTATTGTAAAAGCTGTGCAGAGAGTCTTAATATATGGAGATGGGATGAAAACTGAATGTTTTTATTGTGGTGGTTTAATATCAGATGTTCCAGACTATGTGGTCTATGACCATACAGACTATGGGAAGAGATATGAGTTCTGTTGCCTAAAATGCTTTAGATCTTGGGTACTTAGAAAATGAAGACACAGATAGAATGTCCCTATGGTCATATCTATACATACAGAGAAGAGATACCCAAGGAGTGGCCAAGTGGGGCTCCTATTTGCCCCATATGCTGTAAGAACTGGATCTATGGCCATCCCAATTGGAGTTATATAGAAAAACTAAAACAAATGTCTAAAGTATCGAAAATACTGAAGGAGGAGTATGAAGGGCTTTGATCATGAAGAAATAGAAGAGGTAGAATCTTATAGGGAAAGACGAGAATATGAAGATGTAATGTTTGAACTATCTGGTCCAGAAGGGGCTAGATTTCAAGACCTGAAAGTAACAGCATTTTGTTTTCCTGGAGGTGTGTGGGCTGTAGCTGATAGTACACGAAGAGACTCTATTCGTTTTTATGTTAGAGTGGAGGCCTTCCTAGATGAGAGGGCCCCTGATAGAACTTGGGGCATGGGAAGAATATGAACCACATAGATGTAATAGACTATTGTGCCTATTGTGGACTTGAGAAGCACCTAACCATAGAGCTTCGTACTATGTATGGGATAATCCAGGTATGTGAAGGGTGCTATAAGGCTATGTGTAACCTTTACCTGGGATCGGAAGGAATATGAAAAGGATTAAAATTACCTATATTAATAATACAGATGTATATGAGGCCGATGAGTTTCAGACATGCTATCCTGGTTGGATATATATATTAAAAGATAAGAAAGTAGTAGCAGCTATTAGAGCAACAAGTGGAGTATGTAAAGTAGAGGTTATAGATAAGGGGTAATATGGCAGCCATACGTAAATATACCCAAGAGCTTATGAGGATTGCTGCTGAGCGAAGCTTTTGGCTGAAGCCTTTAGGCTATCTGGATGGATATGTTATGTGGCTTGTAAGGACTCGGAATGTCTATGCTTTTGAGCATATGGATCCAAAAGTCCTTATAGTGGCAGGGTTCCATGGCGAGGAGCAAGCTGGACCACTGGCCATACTGAAGTGGATGAAGGAAGCTCCTGATAGTTACTTAAGCAAGTATGACATATCCTTTATACCAGTGGTTAACTCTTATGGCTTTGCAAGAAAAAAAAGATACGGCCTATCGGATATGCCTACTAATGTGGGATTTGGCCTTAATAAGGGAGATGCAGTCCCAAGTCCAGAAGGAGAGATATTAGTCCAGCATATGGAGATTCTCAGACCCCTATCTCAGAATGGATGCTTATCCTTACATGAGGATGTGACCTCGAAGGAATACTACCTATATAGCTATGAGCATGGGCCAAGACCCAGTCTATTTGCCTATAGGCTTAGGAATGAACTTAAGAAGTACTTCCCCAAGGCATATGATGGTATAGCCTATGTGGATACCAGTGATCCAGGCAATGGACCTAAATGTAATAAGGGAATAGTATATAACTACTTCGATGGCTCCTTTGAGGATTGGATGTTACAGTTAGGAGTGCCAAGATGTGCTGCCACAGAAACCCCAGGATTATACCAATTAAAGCGAAGGGTTGAGGCCAATGTGGCTATTATATATAAATTCTTGGAGGTTATATGAAGAAATGGAAACAAGTTAACAAATGGGACCTAGTGGAAATTAAATGGAGGGATGCCATACGCCAGCAAGGAGGATGGTTGCCAGAGACCGAGTTTGATTATACCAAGGGAGATCGCTTTGCCAATAGTATGATGGCTGTAGGCTATGTAACCAAAATAACTGATGACCACATGTATCTTACTCAACAAATAAGTTTAGAAGATAAGGCAATAAGTCATGTATTGTCGGTTCCACGTAAGTCTATAATTAAGACTAAAATACTAAAGAAGATGAAATGAATAAAAATCCAATTTGTAAATATTGTGGAAAAGAGGCAGTAGAAACTGAGGATAATTTATGGGGACTCCATAAAACTCTACTGGGAAAGCATCTCTACTGTCCATGGTGGGGTAAATTACTATATGAGCCATACGAGCCAGAATAGATATAAGGGTATAGAATGTGATCAGTGTGGAAGGCCTGTAGACAATGGGCTCAGGTTAGAGTTTTCAGTTAGATCCATCTATACATCTAAACCCATAGGAAAGCACCCTATATATGATGCTCAGTTCTATGCTGATTTCTGTTCGAAGGAATGTATGCATAAATTCATAGATAGGCATTATTTTGAGACTATATTGGAGGTAGAGGAGAATGAGTGAGGAGTTAGCAGAGAAGAAGAAGGAAGAGATTGAGGCTATAGAAAAGCAAGGAAATGAAGATAAAAAGCGTATAGAAGGAGACATCTGCCCCTTATGTGGACAGAAGCCAACTTCTTATCCTTATATCTGTTTTTTACCAAGTCCCTATGGGTGGTTGGAATGTGTAGCATGTGGACTGATCTATTGCCCAAAGTCTATTAGAGATCAAAAGATAGAAGCCAAGAAGCATTTAATTGAGAAGCCAGAGATAATTATGGCTGGGTGAGAGCTATGGACGGTTTATGTACAGAATGCCCAAATAGATCCTTATGTAATACCCTATGTCCTGAAGCAGAACTATATGTAAAACAGGATGAAATAGCCCAAAGAGAATTGACAATAGGTATTCCTAGGCATGGAAAATGGCCAGAAACCTCTGAAAAGTCCTTGTTTACAAAGACCGAAAAGAGAATTATCGACGCTTTAGTGGAAGGAAAGACTAGGAAACAAATTGCTCAAGAGCTTGGAATTACTAGGAAAAACCTAAGAGACCTTATCTATTTATTAAGAAAAAAGCATCGAGAGGAAACACCCAAGACAGGTGGAGAATAATATACATATAATTAGGGATCTTCCTTAGGCAATACATTCTAGATCAAATAAAAGGCCAGGAACCTGGATAACAGATAAGGGGACCAGTTACCCCTATTTGTTTGGAGATACCATGCCAGATATAATTAAAGGTGCTACAAGTACTAAAAATATTAACCAATCTAGGGTTAAAAGTCCACTGCATAAGAAAGGAAAGAAATGAAAGTAAAAGTTAAAGACGGATGGAAGATTCGATTAGAATCAGGCAAACTCCTACCAAAGGTGTATCCCTCAGAATCGGCAGTAAGTAAAAGAATTCAACAGTTAAAAATGTTTAAAAGAATGAAAGGTGGAAAATAATAGGCCTAGTGCCTATTAATAATCCCAAGGACTAACCTAGGCGAGAAGAACCCCCTTCGGCATGGTCATTGGGTTATAGTGTCTATTGGATGGGGCCAGCACTCAGTAATGGGTGAAAGTCCATTAGGCCAAAGAGTATAGGAGTATTATGGGAAAAGAAAAACTAGGATCTAGAGGTAAGGAACATGTCTCCGAGATGATGGAGCGGTTTAACAAGGGTAAGTTACTTCGAACTAGTGCTGGCAAGAAATTAGATCCCGAAAAGCCAGAGGATAGGGAACAAGCTCTGGCTATTTTTTATAGTGAAGCCAGACGTGGAGAAGATAGGGGATTTACAAAAAGGACCTGGAAAGGTTCAACAAGAACAAGACCAAAGAAAGCAAAATAAGGAGAGTGTTAATAAATGGGAGAATATGATATTTCTGGAGGTAGTGGTAAAACATTGGATGCCAGAAAGAAAGAACCTGCAGAGGTTGTCAATGATGTATTTGAGATTACATTAGATAACTGCAAATCTGGACCCGATAAGGGAGGAACCTTAGATCCAAGAAAAGTAACTGCCAAACCTTCTGGAACTAGCGATTGGAAACCAACCATGATCTAATATGCCTCAAATAGACATACCATCTACTAAAGGTAGACGTTTTAAATCTGAAAAAATAAATACAAATGAATCTGTTAATTTTGATCTTCCTCCGAGAGACCCAGGGAAAGTTCCATCTTTGCCTAGACCTTTATCTCCTTCTAAGAAATCTAATGTAATTCTAGGAGTCCCTCCTAAAGATCTAGGATTGAAGGTAGAACAGGAATTGGCAATAGCAACCACAGGCCGCCAGCCCATACCCCCTCCTAACCCAAAGATAGTTCCATCAAAACAGCCTAAAGAAACTCTTCCAAATTTATCGGAGATAATATGACAAAACGACATGATTCTTATCTCTACGACCTTGAATATGAATCTAGTCCTGAACAGAAGAAACGCAGGGCTCGTAGAAATAGAGATAGACGAAGGGCTATAAGTGAGGGTAAAGTCAAAAAAGGAAGTCACATGGATATTCATCATAGAAATAAAGATGATCTAGATGATATCATGTTACTACATAGAAGTAAGAATCGGAGTAGAAAATAACTATGCCAAAAGAAGGAGAAGAGACCAAGAATGCTGATCAGATCTTGGAGCCAGAAATTGTGGAAGAAGATGAAGAAAAGGAACTCGTCTCAGGATCCATCCCTATTCTTTCTACTGAGGCTTTCAAGTTTGCTCAACTTGTTGCATCTGGTGTTGGTCCTACGGACGCTTACAAACAAGTATACCCAGACAAAGCATTAAGACTGAAGAGAATAGCTGTTGCAGCATATCATTTAGCTCATAATCCAAAAGTTAGAGAACAAATAACTATTATTCAAGAGGCAGTAAGATTACAACTAATAGCCGAAGCTCCTGCGGCCTTTGATAGACTTAAGGAGTTATCTGAAAATGCTAAAGGTGAAAAAGTTAAATTAGATGCCAATATAGAAATATTAGATAGAGCAGGACTAAAGCCTCCTCAAAGGGTAGAACAAATTCAAATTGGGCTATGGGGTTCTTTGTCTCAAGAAGACATGCGTAGTATTGTCAAACGACGCTTAGAAAATCGATAAAATATAGGAGTGAAGATTAGATGGGAATACCAATTAATAGTAGAACACTTACATTCACCTGGGCAACTAGTAGCACACAGAATGCATCAGCTACCTGTAGTGAGAAGGATGTAGGATGGTTAAGATGTTTATATTTTGCCATGCCATCTATGTCAGCTAATACTTCAGGAACATTGTATATCTATGATTCTAGTGGCAAAAAATTAGCTAACACAGGAACGAGTGTTATGTCAGCTGCTGGAACAAGTGCCTTAACTGGACTAGGAATTCCAATTGAAGCAGGTCATATTTTTGAGATTAAGTTGGCAGCCATTCCTGGAAGTGCTGCAGGAGCCTCGGCTGCACCATTAACTGGCACAATTAAACTTTGGAATGAAATATAATAGGAGGTGTGTGATATGGTTCTTATTGGATTAGGATTAAGTTTTGTCCTGGGAGCTGTTGTATGTTATTTTGTTTTGGTTAACAATCCAAAATTTCTTGTCTCTAAAGAAAAGAGAGATGAGATGATTGAGAAATTGAAGGATGTTGTAAAATAAATGTCCACTAGAAGATTTGATGCACTATGTGCCACTATAGTTTCAGCTACTACTTTTTGTGGAGTTAATGTTAGTGCCACTAATCTAACCGCAACAAATCTATATGCTCCTAATTTTACAAGTACTAGAGAACTAATCTTTTGTGCAGCAGGAGCCTTGTCTGCAGGAAATCAAGCTCCATATATACATGTTCCTTTTTCTGGAACGGTTACCTCCATATATTCAGTTGTTAAATCTGCCTCTACGGGAGGTATTACTGCTGACATTTTAAGATGCCCAAGTACTTTAGTATGTGCCACATCTCTTACTTGGACAACCATTCTAAGTGGTAAAATTACCATTGACGCAAATGAGTATTCTACACGAACTGCGGCCTCTGCAGCTGCACTAAGTGGAACTCAGACCTTTGGGGCCGATGACTTATTTCGAATTAATATAGATAGTATAGGGGCAGGAGAACCTGAGGATCTTACTGTGGGGGTTAAAGTTACAACATGATAACTGAGGATAGAAGTCCAGCTGCTGATATGGCTGTTGAATGGACCCCAAGTACGGGCTCAGATCATTATCCTTTAGTCAGCGATTGGAGCGATGATACATACTGTAGCTATAATGCCGAAGATACAGTTAGAGATCTTTTTAATTTTGAGAACTTTACAATTCCAGAAGAAGCTAAAGATATTTTGGTACTTATTTATATTAGGGGTAAAAGCACTAATCCGGCTACCCAAATGGGAGGTAGTCTTCGTCTTTGGGAAGGAGATACGGATTATACTACTTATGATCTATGGCCCTACCCTTGGTCCACTGATTGGAATACTAGCTATGTTGATTGGGCTTTAAATCCCTCAACAGAACTAGCTTGGACTCCTGGACAAATCAATGGGACAGAGGCACCTGCTTTTGCTCAATTTGGTTATGGATGTCAAAATGAAGCAGCATCGACAATTTATGTTTCAGAAGTCTATTTAGAAATACGGTATACTATACAAGGTAAACCACATGGTTATGTTTTTATTTTATAAGATAAATTATGCCAGCTAAATATGAAGATACTTTAACATCATTATTAAAACTAGGGTCAAGTCAATCTCAGGCTGAGATGATAACTGGGCTAGAGGATGCAATGAACTATGCTGTTATTAATTATCTTCTAAATAGTTATCCTGCAATGGGTGAGTTTGCAAAAAAGATTCCAATGGGCGTACCAACCCCAGAGCGAGTTAAAAAGTTTCCTAGTTCCAATGTAAGATCTGGTAGAGTAAATATGGGATTGAGACAGTTCCTACAAGATGAACTGCCAGCAGGCCCTTATGGAATAACAAATATGGAACCTGGCTATGAAAGTATTTTAATGAATTTAGCAACTCCAGATAAACCAGGAGTTGGGGCTCATGAAGTTGGGCATTTATTCTTCAGACAACCAGGGATGTATGAGTTACTATATAAGATGTACAATGAAGCTCCTTTATCGAAAAGACAGCAATTAGCTTTACAAATATCTGGATATCCATATAATATGGAAGGACTAGAAGAATTCATTTTAAGACATTTATTTAATAAAGGATTTCAGTGGCCTTTAGAATCAGAGGGAGGCCCACCTGTTACCTTAACAGAAGAACAAAAGAAATTTATACCTAAAATAGAACAGTTCCTTAAAACAGGAAAATAAGTTTTCACTATGAGCTTGGATGGGCTCATTATTCAAATATAAATAAAGAGGTGAAAGAATAAATGGCAATCACAATCTATGGCCGTGGATATCCCTTATGTGCTGAAGTTGTTAGTGACAGCTGTGTTAAGTTTGCCCTTAATGAGGGCTCAGCAATGGCTATTACCGATGGGGGAGTTATGTCAGCTGTAGCATTTAGTGGAACCAATGTTAAAGCCACGACTGTTACAGCCACTACGGTATGTGGTACAACTACATATGCAGCCAGTCTCAGTGGAACGACAGCAGTTAGTGCTGGGGGACTTCCTATCACATTTACTGCTGGGGGATCTGCATTGCAAGGTGGATCTACGATCTTATCAGCCCAAAGATTTATGAGGGCTACTATTGCAGGAACTACATACTACATTCCCTGCTTCTTATCCGCTGGTACTTCTGGTGGAGTACTATAAATCCATATGGATCCTCTCGATAAAGACTACCTAGAAAAGCTAGATACCGTAACAAGGCAAAAGCTTCAAGCCATGGAGGCCTTACTTTCGTATAGGCCTAATAACGAGAAGTTTCTTGCCTTTCATAAAAGTACTGCTAAAACTAGACTGGTTTTGGGAGGAAGACGTAGTGGTAAAACCACTGCGGGCATTGTGGAGATATGCTGGGCAGCTTTGGGTATTCATCCATATCTAGACTACCCAGCTCCTCCTTTAAGTATTAGGATTTGTAGTGTCGATTTTGCATCAGGAAAACAAATAATACTTCCTCAATTATATCAATGGCTTCCTAAGCAGGCCATTAACAAATGGTGGGCTGAGGATAGAATCCTAGAACTTACCAACGGAACTGCCATAGATATTAAATCCTATGATCAGGATGTTGAAAAGTTTGAGGGAGTTGCGAGACATGTGGTTCTTATGGACGAGGAGCCACGAAATGATATTTATGAAAGTAATGTCCTGCGTACCTATGCCAAAGGAATTAATGGTAAATTAATTATTACTTGTACGCCTCTACATGGAATGACATGGTTATATTATACATTATATGATAATAAAGATGCCGTCCCACCTGCAGTAGAACACTGGCATGTAGCAACAGCAGAGAATCCTAATTTGCCTGAAGATATGGAAAAGCAAATTAGAAATGATCCTGCAATGCGGGATAATTTGGAAGCTTCATTGTATGGAAAGTTTTTCTCCCATGAAGGTTTAGTTTATAAGCAATTTAATTATGATAAGCATACTATTGCTCCGTTGACGGAAATACCTAAAGATTGGTTGATTGTATTGGGTATTGATCCTCATGATAGAAATCCCCATGGGGTTCTGTTTTGTGGACTAACTCCTCAGAATGTTTGGATTGTATTTGATGAACTTTTAGAGACCTGTGTTATTGCCGATTTAGCTAAGAAGATAAAAGCCAAATTAGGACATAGATGGCCTCCTAATTTGTCAGTGATGGATACATCTGGAAATATTGTACAATCAATTTCTGGAAAGAGCGTAGCAGAAGAATTATTACAGACTCATGGATTATATACAATTGCTGCCCATAAAGATATTGCAGCTGGACGTATTAAAGTAAGTAGTCTATTTGACCCAGGGGATGGGAAAAAACCCGAATTGTATTTTACAAGAAATTGTCATAATTTAATTAGAGAAATTAGACACTATATTTGGGATGATTGGGCCTATAGACGTAAGGATAAAATGGATCCCAAAGAAAAGCCTGTAAAGAAAGATGATCACTTGATGGATGCATTGCGTTATGTAGTAATGACAAATATAGTCTATCGACCACCAGGATTTACAGTTACTCGAAAACCTCCAGAAGAATCACATAAAACTGGATATTATTAAGGACAGCAATGCCAAGAGTATCTATTGAAAATTTACATGATATGGATCCAATATCCGCTTACAAGTTCTCAGATTCGGCTACGGTGGATACTATTGATTACTATGGATATGTAGACACTAGTGGACATTGGTATATTATAGAACTTACGGATACTACTGCAAGATATTGTAATGGTACTTCTGACTATGAAGCAAATTGGGCTAACAAAACAAATTTAGATTATGATTTATTTTACAATGTATTTTAAGGAGGAGTAACATGTCAAAAGGGAATACAACAGAAAATGATTTGATGAAGTTGCTATTTAATAAAACACTCCCTTCATATCTAGGTACACTAGCTACAAGTGGAAGTGATGCTTTTTATCTTTCATTGCATACAGCAGATCCTGGAGAAACAGGAAATCAAGGTAGTAATGAGGCTGATTATGATGGCTACGCTAGAGTAGCAGTCTCGCGGGTAGCTTCTGGTTGGACCGTATCTACTAATCAAGCATTAAATACATCCCTAATACAGTTTCCTTTGTGCTCAGGGGGCTCTAGTATATGTACCCATATCTCCATAGGGATTTCGGCAACAGGAGCAGAACAAATTCTATATTCTGGAGAATTAAATGCTCCCAGAACGATTTCTGATGGTATACAACCTCAATTTTCTGCTGAAGATTTGATTTTTGAAGAGGACTAAAATGGGGTTTAGTAAAATAAGAGAAGTAGTCGATGAAGCCTATATAAATGGAAAATGCTGGTACTCTTCTTTTAGGAAAGTACCTGCCCTTGGTTCCGTAGCGGGAGATTTTATTGACTTCTCTATGGCTCCTGGCAATCCGAGACCAAATTATTATACTGGAGATGAACTTGCAGCTAAAGTTTTTACTGGAACTTATGGTATGTATCATGGTGGAGCGGTATCTCCTGCTACTAAGCATCTTCACAAAATAAGTGCACTAGGTGATAGTGCAACTCTTGTACCTTTAACCTTAATTTTATGTGATTATCTTATTTTTTATCCACTGATAGATATGGATAGTACAGATGATCAATATTTAGATAATACTGTTACATTGCCTAGATACATAGATGGAGAAGGTATTAGGGCATTTTTAGTATCCACAAATCCATACTTAGGAGGGGCTACTTTTTATATTAATTATACAAATTCATACGGAGTCTCCGAACGAGTCTCGCCTATTATTACATCAAATACGTCGACCTATATTGGAACTTTAGTTCATTCTGGCCCCGTTGCAGGATCCCAGGGATCTTTTATACGATTAGCTTCTGGTGATCGAGGGATACGTTCGATTCAATCAATAACCTTCCTTGCTCCAAATGGTGGATTAGGAGCATTGGTATTATGTAAACCTCTAGCAACCATGTTTGTTAGGGAGGCAAATATTTGGAGTGAATTTGATTTTATTACAATGAAACCCTCTTTACCTAGTATAGAGGATGGGGCCTATCTTAACTTTATTGGCTCGGTAAATGGTAGTGCTGCTGGATTGGTTTTAACTGGTAACTTTGAAGTGATTTGGAATTAGGAGGTCACAATGGGCTTTTCAAGTATAGATGATTTAGTAAGTGAATTAACTGCACAGGGAAAATTTTGGAGATCCGACTTTCATAAGCTCCCAACAGGAATAGGAACAACTGTTGCTGGAAGATGGTATGACTTAACAATGTTCCCTGGCTGTCCAAATCAATATTATCATGGGAATATGGCATTTAATTACGATTTTCAGGGAGGAGCAGGCGGATGGACATTAGGTAGTGCCAATTGGGTACATACCCCAGCTACTCATTTACTAACAAAAACCGCCGGAGACGCAGCTACAGTGTCACAGAATACAGACTGTGTAAATGGTGTGAGTTATTCTGTAGTCTATACATTAACACGATCTGCAGGATCAATCACAGTATCCCTTGGGGGAACAGATGGTACTGCCAGAAGTTCTTCCGCAACATTTAGGGAAACTATTGCCTGTGGAGCCACATCAAGTGCTCCTTTGGTGTTTACTCCATCGTCTGATTTTGCTGGAACTATTGATATAATTGCTGTAACAAGAGATCTTGGATTTACCCCTTACGATGATGCTGGAGTTGGAAGAGAGGCAGGAATTTGGCATGGAGGAGATGTATCTGCTGATACAAAGCACATTCTTAATATTGGGGGATGGACAAATGTGGCTGCAGGAGCCCCTAGCGTTCTATTACTAGTAGATATGCTAGGATGTTATCCCAGAATCCAGACTAATTTAGCGACTACTCAAACACTCAATAATACCCTCACTCTTCCTCGTTATACCGATGGAAAAGGAGTTAGAGCCTATTTTCAATTAAATACGGCTAATGGAGGCAATGCTTCAAACTTTGTCATGGCCTACACCAACACAGTTCCTACTTCCGGTAGAGGACTTGGTGCTATAGTTTCGAATACAGCCTCTGCCATTGTGGGGCACATAACTCATAGTGGAGTATCAGCAGGAAACTATGGACCTTTCCTTCCTTTGCAAGCAGGAGATCAGGGTATAGTCTCAGTCCAATCCTGTCAATTTACAGTTGCCTCAGCAAGTGCTGGCTTTGTTGATCTTGTATTGTGTAAACCACTTGCTTTCTTACCTCTCACTGCTGCATTTTATGCCTCAGAGAGAGACTTACTGAGCCAACTTCCTAGTCTACCACAAGTGCAAGATGGTGCTGTCTTAGGACTTTTACTATTTGCTGGAGCGGTGGTAACTGCTACCTGCCAATATCAGGGTTATATTGATCTTGGATGGGGATAAGATGTTACTTAGAAATATAACAAATCTTGCTCAATACCCAATAAGATATAGTGCTTATAATGCTACTAAAGAACGTTCTCAGTTAGGCCTTAAGCAAGAGCAGATACTTAATATATATGCTGGAGAAGGCGGAATAGATGCTAGAAATGGTACTCCAGTCGGTTATGGACCACCTTACTCTTGGAATATGCCCCTAAAGGGAGGCGGCCTTGCTAGCAAAATAACTGCTAATGGAGAAGTAAACTACGCCCTCCTTGCAGGTGCAAAGAATTGTGCGGCAATTATTAATGGTTTAGGAACTATAAGTAAGGCAGCCTTACAAATGATTGTAGCCCTTGAGGCCCTAATCTCAGGTAGCGGGATTATATCGTATGCTAGTATTACAGTCCCAATGGCTATGGGAGCTGCAGTATATGGTTCTGGAGGGGTTTCTTATGCCAATCTTGGAACAATTATTAATATGCTAGCTCATATTTATGGAGTAGGTAGTGTTGAGGCAAATATGATTGGTAATGCCTTTATGAGTTCTCACATATATGTTAATGAGGGAGCTGCTTCTGTGGATCAAATGGTAGCTGGAGTGTGGAACGCCCTAGCATACCAATATAATCAGAGTGGAACATTAGGAGAAAAAGTTAATGCAGCAGGAACCGCTGCTGATCCATGGACCACAGCTTTATCTGGGTATGAAACAGAAGGCACTGCGGGATATGTTATTAATAATCTCGAAGGGGACATGGAAACAGTTACAACAGCAATGAATGCTTTAAGTGGAATAACCTTGAGTGGTGGATTAAGTACAACGCAAGATTCGACTTTATCTACAGTCTTAAAAACTGTTAAATTTTTAAAGATAAAATAAGGGAACTATGTATAATTTATTTCCTTTTGATCTTCCATTGAGTTCTTTATTAGGATACAATCTAGAAGTTATTCCAAATAAATCAGAGTTAGGAATAACTGATCCTTCATATGATTTAATGGGAAGATATGGAGAGCCTTCTGAAAACTTTTCTATTTATGGGCCATATTGGTCCGCCCTACAGGCCTGGGAAATGTGGTTACATAAGCCTGAGCCGATCATAGCTATATTAGATACTAGGTTAAGTTCTTTAATACCGGATAAACCCTCATCCAAGAAGGAATACAATTCCTTACTTGATATTGTTAACAAATTTAAATTATAGGAGTGAAATAAGTATGCCAAATCTATTGCCTTTACTAAGTCAGATGTTGGGCCAAGGAGCCCAAACGCCACCTCAACCACAGGAGGGACAATCACAAGGGCAACCTTCGGGCCAGAGCAAGCCTGCTGGGCCATCTAAGCCAAGTCCATTGGAATTGATTATGCCTGCTTTACGAGATGCGATTGCTGGTCTAATTAAATCTCAACCAGTTTCTGCTCGTTTGGAGACATCGCCATCGGGTTCTCCGATGCCCATGGGAACACAAAAATCAGCACTTACAGGGCTAGGAACTGAAGAGAATCCAATTATGAAGCTTCTTAAAAAGATTATCCCTGGTCTAGATCAAAATTCATATTTAAGGCTAGCCTCTACGGGCCAATGGCCTGACTATTTGGATAAGGCAATGCTAATGGGAGGCAATTCTGGAACTACGGGTATTCCCAATCCAACTAAAAGCTTTGCATATGGTGGGGTTGCGGGATTAAATGGGCCCGAGACAGTACAGGTTGGGGAAAAAGGTCCAGAAGTTATTAGTCCTATAAAACAGGCACCCCAAGTTCCTAATTTTATGCAATTTATGCAGCAAATGATGAAGAACCCAGGTGGAGGAATTACGTCAACAGGACAAAATCGAAGTTATTATAATTCTATACTTCCCTTACTTTCAATGCTTTTAGGAGGGAAAGGAACTCAGGGAGCTACAGGAGCTCTCTCTCCATTTAGTTTGAGACAACAGGCTAATATACCAGCTATATCTCCCACATCTCGTTTGGAGACATCTCCACCAGGTGCCCCCGTGCCAATGGGAATACAAAAATCAGCACTTACAGGGCTAGGAACTGAAGAGAATCCAATTATGAAGCTTCTTAAAATGCTAATGGGAGGCAATTCTGGAACTATGGGGATTCCCAACATTGGTGGAAGTCTTACAGGTGCTGGTAGTCTAGATTTATCGAAGTTATTATAATATTGGAGGGAATAAAATGCCTAAAGAAGAAGAATTTGGACCCGATGTGCCCAAACGGAGAGGACAAACATTTATTGATAAAACAATAGATGCTCTTCCTTGGCCTATTAATGAAGCTGCAAAAAAGCTTAAGGAACAGAGGGAGAGAATTACAGGTGAATCTAAAAAGAATCCAAAAAAGGAAACTCCATGGGGAGAGTACGAATAAAGGTGAAATATTATGGCAAAAACCTTAAAAGAAGCCCCTGCTGATTATATTTCAGAGTTATACGATGCTACCAAGCGTTGGCGGCAGCCATATGAGGATAGATGGAAAAATTTCTATAAATTATATAGAAACTACAGAGACGAGACTCAATATCCATTTAAGAGCAATCTATTTGTCCCATACACTTTCTCCATTGTAGAATCTGTTGTTCCAAAAATGCTAGGAACCATCTTCAATACACGACCTATTATTTCTGTCCAAGCTCGTCAGGGGAGTAATGAGAACTTGGCCAAGGTCATGGAAAGAATATTAGAGTATCAGTTGGACGATGAGCGACTAGAATTCTTTAGCAAAGTTCTGGAATTTTTTAAAGAATGTACAATTTATGGGACCTCTTTCTTGAAGGTAATCCCAAAGTTTAATGATGATGATTTGGTATCCTTTAATTATATAGATGTGGAACCTATTGATTTATTTAACATTTTTCCAGACTATAGAGCAAAATCTATTAGAAGAATGAAATATATAATCCAGTTGAGCTATATGGATTTAGATGAGCTTAAAACACTCGAAGATCAGGGATTCTATAAGGATGTAAAGAAGGTTGAAGAATACTTAGAGAACTCTATTAACGTAGATGAATTTAAAAGAGGACGATTAACTGATATCGGAATTTTAGATGAATATGGATTTGATGCCAATAGGAAAATTGTTGAAGTATTAGAATATTGGGATAGAGATAAAATCTATACCATTGGAGCCAGAAAAGTAGTACTGAAAGAAGAAGATAATCCTTTTAATGGTCTATTACCCTTTATCATGGCAAGATATATTCCAGTACAGCATGAACTTTATGGAATAGGAATTCCAGAAATAGCTGAGGACCTCCAGACAGAACTTAACACTGTACGTAATCAGCGAATGGATAATGTGAACTTGATCATTAATAGAATGTTTATTGCCAATAAATATGCCGATATCAATATGGATCAGTTGGTTTCTTATCCTGGAAACGTTATACTTACCAATGATATCAATGCCATTCAAGCTTTAGATACACGAGATGTAACTAAATCTGCCTATATGGAAGAAGAGATTATTAAACAAGACATAGATAATGCTACTGGAGAATTCATGTATATGCGTGGAGCTCCTCCAGAGAGACGCGAAACAGCCACAGGTATTGTTAGACTACAGCAAGCAGGTACAGTCCGCTTTGACACTATTTCTAAAATGCTTGAATTTACGGTCATTAGACATACTGCAAAAATATTCTTATGGTTAGATTACCAATTTTTACCAAAAGAAGAACTACAAAAAATCCTTGGAGATGTAGATTATGAACTATTAGGTGCTGAGGCCTTTTATCAACAGCCAATAGATGTCATGTTAAAACAATATAACTTCCAGCCCATGGGGTCCTCAACTACAGCTATTAAAGAGGTTAGAATTCAACAGGTTATGCAAGCCTATCAGATGTTTAATCAAGACCCTATGATCAATCAAGTAGAACTTAAGAAAATGGTTTTGGATGTTTTGGATATTAAAAATCAGTCTAAATTACTTTTACCACCTCCCTCCACACCTGAGGCAGCTGGAATGGGTGGCATACCAGGAATGGGGCAAGCTCAGGGAGGGCAGGCTGGACCAGAAGGGCCGCAGCCGCCCCAACCACCGCAGCTACCAACACCAGGAGGCCAAGCTTTACAACCTGAACAAATGATGGCAGAAATGGCCAGAGTTGCAGGTGGTGGACTAATTAAACAAGGTGGTCCCGCAGGAGCAATACAAAGAGGACAAGGTGGATAATGCCAGCTGGTAAATTTACTATACCTAATCAAGTATCATATACTCCAACTATATCGGAATTACTTGGGGCACAATTGCCAGAGTATGAACCAGGCTATACTGGACAGGGATACACTGGTGCCCTAGAAGAACCTGCATTTGGGCCTGAGGATATAGCTCTAATGCTTCTTCCTTTGTTAAAGGGAGCTAAAATTCCTAGCAAAAAATTATCTGAATTGCTTTCAAAACCCACTAGTACATTTAATCTTAAAGAATCTCATATAAAGCCAACTCTTAGACAAATGACTAACACAGATTATTGGGGAGCTAATAAAGAAATGCCAGGGAATTTATGGGAACATCTAGAGAGGTTGTTAGATATGCGAGCAGGGGGAGGACAAAAAGCATGGATGAATGATATAGTTGATCAGGCCTTGCAGAAAGGAAAATATCCAGCAAACAAAGAAACCCAAGAGTTGCTTGAAAGTATCCTAAAATCAGAAAGAGGATCATTAGAGTCGCTTACAAGTATCCTAAAATCAGAAAGAGGATCATTTAGTAATAAACCGATAAAAACAGAAGGACATCATACATTACCAATTGGTGGAATTACTCCTGGTAAGAACCTAGATGCTGCTATATGGCAAATAGAGAATTTGCCAGAAGGATGGAAGACAATTAAAGATATTCCAAAAGAACTTCATAAGAAAGCTACTAGAAAACAAGCAGCAGAAAGAACTGCTCCAAAAATGATCTCAAAAGAAGAAAGAGACAGAATTTTATCTAAGTTAATTACTACTCCAGAACGAGCAGAATTATTGAATGACTATAGAAGACACTTACTAGAAGCTGTATTATCTGATCAACCAAAAGGTACTAAGGCTCACTTATTCGGATCAGCTATATCTAATAAGCCCAACCCAAAAGACTTAGATGTATTACTTGAGTATCCTACTGGAAGGCATTGGTGGGATGTATCACAGAATCCAGAAAAACTTCCTGTGGTTCCGAAAATAGATTTTATACCCTCACCTCCTTTAGAAAGAGTGCCGTCTAACCTGAAGAAAATATTAAAGACTGGAAAAGAAAAATATGGACCAGAGTATGA